CTTTAGTATGATCAATAACAGTCTCATTCGGGTGAAGTATTGCAGGGAATCCACCTTTACCATCTACGCCACCAGATCGTGAACCCATGCCAGTGAATCCACCGCCATTAAATGAGCCTATTCCACCGCTCCCACTTCCTGTGCTACTGCCTGCATTACTGCTACCTGATCCACCGCCAAAGCTACCAGTGATAGCGTCAAACAGTGGCTTAGTAATGTAATACTGGACAAGCATTTTAATCAGGCTATCTACTACCGACTTCGCCATATCTCTCATGGCATCACCAAAGTTTTTTGCCCCGGTGATTGCATCGGTAAAGGCATCGGTAAACTTGTTCATGCCTTGTTGCGCCAACTCTTGCATTGCTAAATCTATATCGCCTATTTTCTCTTGCCAATTTTCAAAAGCAAGGCGCATATCTTCAACCTCTTCAACCACGACTTCTTTCAGTGGTTTTCCACCTGAGCCACCGTTTTTAATGTTATCTATAAGTTTGCCAACCGTTTTTTCAAAACCCACAACATTAATTACATTAGACCAATCTAATGGCGCGCCAGAAGAAATTTCATCTTTTATAACAGCAACTCTTGTCTTTAAATACTCCAGTAACACAGAGAGGTTTCGAACATTAACCTCTAAGCCCTTCATGTCAAATCCTTTTAATTCAGGCTCTTTTTTATCAAACAACGCTCGAAGTGCTTTATTACCAATCTCAATCTGTTTAACAAAACCTTCAATGTCTTTTTTTCTTGCCATTGTTTTAAATTCTGAAACTTTTTCTCTCATATATTGAAAACTTTGCCCAACCTTTGTAACAAGAGTATCCAATGATTTAACAACTGAAAGTGTTGCCTCAAGGAACGAGATCGCCATATTTTTGGCAAATTGTTCAACACCGCCCTTTTCTTCGGAAATCTTTTTAAAGAACGCTGTAAAATGCGCCACAACATAGCCGATCGCAGGAGCAAGAGCCGCAACAAACTGATCTCTCATTCCTTGAGCGATAGCTTTTAGCTTAGTAATTTCATCAGCCGTTTTCTCAACACCTCTTGCGGCATCACTGGACATTACTGCGCCCAATGCTTTTGCTTCTCCAAGCAATTCAGCCAGTCCCTCGCGGCCTAAACTTAGCGTGTTGACTAATGCCGCACCTTCACTGTCAAACAGCTTAAACGCTAATCTAAGGCGATCTGACTCGCTTTTAACTCCGCTAAATGCATCTGCAAGAACAAGCATTCGTTTGTCTAACGGCATTCGATTTAACTCTTGAGCGTTAATGCCTAACTCACGAATTGCCCCCTTAGCCTCGCCTGTTCCTTTTGCCGCCTCTGCCGTTCTTCGGGTAAACCGTTGCAACGCCATGTCCATCGTAGTGGTAGCAACGCCAGTGATGTCTGCCGCATACCGTAAAGCACTTAATGCCTCAGTAGTTGTGCCGATCTTAGATGCAGTCTTAGCTAATGAATCAGTTGCGCTTAGAGAAGATTTAACAAGCAAACCAAACCCTGCTAAACCTGCCGCACCAACTAAGGCGGTTCGCATTGAGAAAACAGCTCCAGTAATTTTCTTTAGACCAGAGGTAACAGAGCCAAATCCTTTCTTGGTTTTATCAAACGCCTTAATCGTAATGTTTACATTTTCAGCCATCGTTCTCGCTCATTATTTGAAAGTAGGCCAACCACTCATTGAAGTGATTGACAGGCATTTGCTCTGCTTCTTCTATCGTAATGTGAAGGCGATCAGCCAAAGACAATAGGTTCATCCTTGATTGATCGCTTCTTAGTTTTTTTCAGCCACCTCCGCAGATTCAATTTCAGCAAACATCTGATTGGCTATATCTGATATGACGCTTGTTTCTTCGCCCATCAAATCTAACCTATCTTCCGCAGACCCGAACAGCTTACTACCGCCCTCATCTTCTGCCTTCATGCAAATCAAATCTACCATTGCACCGATAGTTGTGTTGTTAAGAAAGTCGGGGTGCTTCTTCTGCAACTGGTCTAAGTCATAGCACGTAATGGTTCTACAATATAACTTAAATGCTCCAGATTCGTCACCCCATGCAGGAACTACAACTTCTCGCGCCTGTATCTTTCTTCTGCTTCGTAACTCTTTTGCTAATCCCATGGTTTAATCCCCTTTATACTTGTGCTTCGGTTACATCTCCACTGCACTGAATGGTGAAACTTGCTTCAACCATTCCATCAAATGCTCCACTGATAGAACGAGAAGTTACAATGCCACCGCCTGAAAAGAAAGTCTCGCCTGAAGCAGGGCCAGTAGGATAGATTTCAAAATCTACAGAAGCACGTTCGTCAAGAATTAACTGCTGTGCATCAGCCTCATCCCAATAAACGTCGAGTGAAACTGTGTTGGTTTTTAAGCCTTGCTTGTAAGTTCTAGAAGTATCGCCCATTACTGAATCTTCAATGGTGTCTGCTGAACCGTCAAACGTGAAAGAACGTACCTCGCCTACCACGGCAACAGTCGTGCCTGAGACTTGTACTTTTACTACTCCAGATGCGCCTGTTTTAGTCGCCATGATATGTACCTTTTAAGTTAAGTTAAGTTGTGCCGCGAGTATACTGATATACTATACGGACTGTAATAATGACCCCACCAATGGGATCAATAGAACCTTCATCTATCTCAACATTGACTACCTGCGTATCTATGGCTTTACTGCCTCTAGTACGGTCAACATCAAGACCTTCTTCAATCGCTTCGATTATGTTGTTTCTTGCGCTGTCAATCGCAGAGCCTTTAACAAAACAAACCAAGTCATAATTAATTGTACCCATTCTCTGGGTTATCGATCCACCTATCGATGTATCTTCTCTGCTTTCATCAGCACTACGTACTAAGACGGCAGGGTATTGAGCGTTAGACAACTTCTCAAAGTCGAACGGCTCACGAGTAGCATATTTTACAGCAACAGGGCTTTTAATGCCTTTCAGCGTAGTAA